TTTGGACTATACAACGGTCAAGACCATTTTTTTTGAAGAATACCGCGTCTATTACAACACAGGCGTTGATGCCGTGTGGGCGAAAAGGTGGTCATATGGTTTCCACGGCTGGGAGCGAAACTGGGAGCGCATGGCAACCATACCGGAGCCGAACTCAAGGCAGCCGTACTATACAAGCGTAAAAAATTATGCCGAAAACCATTATTATGGCTTTGATGACGAGACCTTTGAAAACACCAATTCGCGGTATGCGCAGATGTCGGCGTATATGGAAAACTTCGGCAGCAATCCCTGCGGTTGGCTTGATACATATGTCAAATATCCGGTGCTGACTGAAAAGCTGGTGAAAGAAGGCTTTAGCGTATGCGTGGTTTGTATGGGAAAAGGGGTTCAAGGGTGAACCGAAAATTAGATGGATTTAAAATCAAGGAGGAAATCGAATGATATTTAGTATTGTAATGATAGTTATAGCTGTGGTTTTCACGGCTGTAGGTGCGATTTTAGCTTACAGAAAGAGAGAGTATAGAGACAACATTCCGGCGGCGGTTCCTATAGTAAGCTTCGTGCTGGCGATATGTCTATTCGTACTCTCAGCTTCAGCGGCTATTGTGCCGACCGGATATACGGGAGTAAGAACGACGCTCGGTCAGATAAGCGACCAGCCCGTACATAGTGGCTTCAACTGGAAAGCGCCCATTGTTCAGAGCATAAAGCTCGTAAATAATAAACAGCAGGATGCACAGTTCGGCGGTGACAAAATCTGGTCGGAGACTGAAAGCAGAACAGCAGTTTATTATGCAGGTGTAACCGTTACTTATCAGATTAACCCCGACAGGTCGGCGTGGATCTACGCTAATGTTTCGGACTACAAGAACTCTCTGGTGTCTGAAAACATAGTTGCTTCGGCTATTAAGTCCAGCAGCAAAGTACTTAGCGATATCGACGCGACGAACCGCTCGATAGTTGAACCGCTGATAATGAAAAATCTTCAGGCTTCTATAGACGAGAAGTACGGCGAGGATGTTGTTGCGATACTCAAAGTAACGGTAAGTGATATCGACTTTGACGAGTCATATCAGGCGGCGATAGCATCAAAACAGCAGGCTCAGCTTGCGGCAGAACAGCAGGAAATCGAGAACAAAAAGGCTGTAGATAAGGCAAAGGCAGATGCAGAGGCAAAGCTCATAAAATCTAAGGCTGAGGCTGAAGCAAATGACACTCTTGAGAAGTCCCTGACGGATAAGATTCTTAAAGAAAAATACATAGAGAAGTGGGACGGAAAGCTCCCGAGTGTGATGACCGGCGACGACGGAAGTTCAATAATGATTCAGAAGTGAGGAGGGAATGAATGAGGGTATTACTGTTGTTGCGCGGTAGTGCTGGGTGCGGTAAGTCAACATGGATTGAAAAGAATGGACTTAAACCCTATACACTATCCGCCGACGAGATAAGGTTGATGTACGCTTCGCCCACTTTAAATGTTTGTGGTGAAGAGTGTATAAGTCAGTCGAATGACACTATCAGGCTTGCGGTCAACGACTCGTGGACGAATGGAGTCGTCAACCGCCGCGCAAAGACCGTTTCGGCGGCTCTCGGGCTGACGAAAAAAGAGCTGCGAGAGCTTCCAGAAAAAACGCGCGATGCCGTGCTTTATGCGCAGCTTGCCAAAAAGTACGGAATCACGGCAAAACAGGCACTGGCATACAGAGCCTTTGACAGTTATTGCGTCTCGCAGATTGAAAAGCGGCTGCCTTTTAAAAAAGCGGTGAAATATCTTGAAAAGCAAAACGAGCAGCCGTACACGCTCCGCGACTATTGGAGCGACTGCGAAAAGCTTAATCTTGACCTTGGCCGCGAGGATATCCTTTTACCGCCGGATCTTGCGCAGGCGCATCAGCGCACGATTGACGCGCTGGCGGAAGCAAGACGGCAAAAGGAGCTCGAAGAGGCGCACGAGGCGCAGAAAAAATTTAAGATGCATCTCAAAAAGCTCGAGCGGGATTTTGCCTTTGAAAATGAAAATTTGCTTATCCGCCCGGCAAGAAGCCACACCGAGCTTATCAACGAGGGAAGCGCGCTGCACCACTGTGTCGCGACATATGCCAAAAAGCACCTGAGCGGGCAGACGGTTATCTTTTTTATCAGAAAGAAAAGCGAGCCGGACAAGCCTTTTTACACATTGGAATATAACCCGAAAACCGAGAACATCGTCCAGTGCCGAGGCTTGCACAACTGCGGCAAGACGCCGGAGGTCGAAGCCTTTGTGGACGCTTGGAGCGGGTACATCAGAAACAAGAAAAAGAAGAGTCACGCGGCAGCGTGAGAGAGGAGAAAAATATGAACGAAGTAATCAGAAGCATGGAGCTCAGCGGCAATCTGAGCGAGGAGCAGAGCGAGGCGTTGAATCTGCATTATGAGATAATCGCCAAAGGCAACCTTGCCGCGTCCGCTATGGTGGATTTTTGCTAGAATCTGAAAAGAATGCGCGACGAGCGCAAATACCTTTTGCTCGGACACGAGACCTTTGAGGAGTATGTCGAGCAGGATGTCGGTATCAAGCAGCGGCAGGCCTATACATATATACAAGCACTCGAGTCGCTCGGCGAGAAGTATTTGCAGTCGAATGCAAACCTCGGCATCTCTAAGCTCGGAATGCTCGCCGCCTTGCCGTGGTACGAGCGCAAAGAAGTCGAGGAGAATAACGACGTCGCGGAGATGTCCACGCGCGAGTTGAAAGAGACTATCAGCAAGCTGCACGAGGCGCAGGAGCAATTGACGCTTATCACTGCCGAGCGCGATGAACTCGCGAAAAGCAGTCAGGAGCACGAGGACCTCTCCGACACCGTCCGCCGCCTGCGCGAAGAGCTGAAAGCGGCGTCCGAAAAGCCTGCCGCGACGGTCATGCGTGAGCCGACCGCCGAAGAGATAAAGCAGTACACCGCCGCCGCGATTGAGAAAGAGCGCGCAAAGGCGAAAAAAGACAAGGAAAAAGCCATAGCCGAAGCCGAGAAGCGGGTACGCGATGCCGCCGAAAAGTCCGCCGCCGACGTGCTCGGCAGGAAGACCGAAGAGCTTGAGAAGAAATACAAGGCGGTGCTCGATGCCGCCGAAAAAGAGAAAAGCGAGCTGGTCGGTCGCCTTGAAAAAATCGAAAAAGACATGAAGCTGACCGCCTCGCCGGAAGTGGCAAAATTCAGCGTCTACTTTGATAGAATACAGGAATATATCAATGTCATGCGCGACATTATCGCGTCGATGGATGACGAAACCACCGCCGCCAAGCTTCGCGCCGCAATGCAGAAGCTCGGGGCACTGCTGCAGGAGGGCTGAGTATGGATTGCAGTAAAACGATAGATTTTTTTGTTGAAAAGCAGAGGCTCTGTGCCTCGCGCTGGGATTGTAAGCTAAGTAAGGATGACGATAGATGTCCTTTGTATGAGTTCTGTGACAAAATGGTTTCAAGCCTCTCTCGGAAGGATATTGAAAACGCGATTGAAACTTTACATAAATGGAGCGACGAGCACCCGCGAAAAACTTATGCACAGGACTTTTTTAAAAAGTTTCCGGAAGCCAAGCCGGACGCATACGGTGTGCCGAGGATATGCCGCGCGAACTGCTACGGCGGAAGCTGCCAGCACTCCGCAATTTCCGG